CTGCGTTAGCCGTTATAGACGCATGCGAATCATGCCCGGAAGGAAGCGACTACGAAAAGCTAGATGCCACCATCGACCAGATAAACATCGCGATGTGCGCAGCCCTGAAGGGCGAGGGGGAGGGATGATAGCTATCATTTTCACTTTGCTTCTCGCGCTGCCGCTGTCGTGTTCGGCAGAGCGGCAGATATGGCTGCTTATGGGGCAGTCGAACGCCGCCGGCATGGGCCAGGAGCCGCCGCCGATCTATCAGCGCGCTGACCGCATCTTCGTCTACGCCAACAGCGGCCGCTGGCGCGAGGGCCGCGAGCCGGTCGACGAGCCTGAAGATCAAGTCGATGTCGTCAGCCGCGACGCCAAGAGTGGCGTCGGGATCGGTATGGCCTTCGCCGACCGCCTGCTCGAGCTGCGCCCAGACATCACCGAGGTCGGGCTGGTGCCGTGCGCGAAAGGCGGCGCGACGTTGGCCAGGTGGGCGCCGCACTGGTCTCGGCAGTCGCTGTATGGATCGTGCTTGGCTCGCGCGCTGGAGGCCGCCGGAGATGGCCGCATTGCAGGCGTTCTGTGGTGGCAAGGCGAGGATGAGAGCGCGTCCTCAGCGCCGGTCTATACCGCCGAGTTCGCCAAGATGATCAGGGCGCTCAGGAATGATCTGGGGGCGCTTTGGATGCCGGTGCTTTACGCCCGCATCCGAGGCGCTACAGCAGTCACCGCAGTCGTCAGGCAACAGCAGGAAGGCATCACCGCGCGCGCCGTCCGAATGGTCTCTACCGATGGCGTCGGCTACCCAGATGGATGGCACCCTGACACAGACGGCTACCAGACCGTGGGACGGCGCTTTGCCGAAGCCGCGGCGGAATTCTAGCCGAGCGCGATCCAGTTGTAGCCTTGCCCGTTGGCGTTGGGCGAATTGTCAACGCCTGCATCGTCCACGGTGAATCCGTCGGCATCGAAAGAGATGATGGCGTCAGTCTCGAAAGAGATAGAGCCGGCCGAGGCGTACTGTATTGCGCCGCCGTTCACGTTGTCATCGAGAACGGTGTCCCACGCCTCATGGACGATGACTGTCCCGCCGTCGACAGTTCGCCGAAACATGATCTTGACGTAGCGCGGCTGGAATCCCAGGCCGGTGATCGCCTTCGACGTTGCGCCGTCGCCCGTGTAGGAGCCGGTAGCCATCTTCGGCACGTTGTTGAAGGCCGACACCAGATTGGTGTTGACCTGCTCGATGGCGGTCTTGAGCGGATCGCCCAGCTTGGTCTTGTGCTTCGCCCAGGTCACCGCGTTGTCGGTGCCGGTGCTGCCGTCATCCGGCGGCGCGCCGCTGTTGTAGCCGCTGACGGAGACGCTGGTGTAGTGGGTCGTCATTGCGTGTATGCCTCGCCATCCTGGCCTTCGGGAACCTGCGCGCCGGCGTTCGGGTTGCTGGCCAGCCAGCGATTCGATAGCACGGTCAGCGCGCCGAGCGTCTGGCTGTAGTTGAGGGGCTTGGTGAGTTGCTTGAGTGCTTCGACAGATGCTGGGTCGAGAACGTAGCTCCCGATGGCTTTCGGCGTCAGCATCTGCGTGGCGAAGCTCGCCGCGGCGCCCTTGTTCATGTTGGTCAGCGCGTAGGCCAAGTTGCGCAGGCGCACGACGTTCTGGCCGCCAGTGGCGTTGTTGTTGACCATGATGAACTGCGCGGCGCGGATGCCATCGGCAACCTTCTGGCGCATCGGGCCGTCAGGGAAGAGTGCGTTGAACACGTCTTCCGGTCCTTCGTTCGCCGTGCGTCCGCCGGGCTGACGGAAGTCGATCATCTTCGCTGGGATGAAGTCGGCCGATCCTGCTTGGCCACGACGAGATGCAGCCGCAAAGGTGCGCTCGAGGTAGAACTGCTGCAGTCTTTCGCGCATGGCCGGGTCGACCTTCTCGAGCACGTCGATGGTGCTCTTGATTTGACGCGAGCTCATCCGAAGCACTGCGTTCTCGATGTCATCGAGGTTGGCGCCGCCCTGCGCTCCGAAAATCTGACCAAGCGCGGAGTCTTCTAGCTCTGTGATGGCCGCGGTCGACTTGGCGTACTCGTCGCGCGCGAACCGCAGCTCCGATGCGCCCTTCAGGCCCTCATCGACAGCTTCATCCAGATCGCGGTTCAGCGCCGAGAACAGCCGCTTGGCCGGGCCTCGCTCGGCCGCCATGTGGACTTCCTCGTCGAAGATCTTGCCGTTGCCCTTCGCTGCTCGGCCGGCGTTCTCCAGTGCCTTCTGCAACTGCAGCGGCTTCACCAGACCGCCGCCAGTCAGGTACTCCTCGAGGAACGTCACGCCGCCCTCGTTGGTCTTCAGGCGGAGCTGCCTGACCTTCCCCTCCCCTCTTTCGAGGATGCGCGTCTTCAGGTTGCGCAACTGGTTCGCCAGCGCGTGATTGGCCGGGCCGGTCATGACGTCGGTGTTCTCGGCGATCATCTCGTCGATGGTCGAGAGCGTGTTCTTGAGCGTGATCTCGGCGCCAGCGGTCTCGGCGGCCTGGAAGTTGCGGCCGGCGTCGAGCTTGCGCTTGCCGAGCAGGCCGGTGGTGTCGTCGCCGAGCACCTTGGCGAACGCGGCCGCGACGGCCTCGCCGGGCTCCTTGTCCTGCGGCTTCAGCAGCGACTGGAAATAGGACTTGGCCTGCTCCGCCTGGTCGAATTCGATGTTGCGCGCCGCGCGCTCGCCGGAGAAGTTGCCGCGGTACGCGCGTTCGAACGCGTCGATCTCCGGGTCCTGCAGCAACTGGCTCAGCTTGTAGCGGACGCCGGTGCGCTTCGACACCTCGACGCCCTCGGCGTACAGGCCCTGGTTCGCTTCGTAGGCCTTCTTGATGGCGTTCGGAATCCAGTTCTTGAGGACCGTCGCGCCTTCCGTCACCGCGCCGATGGGGGCGCCGAGCGCGCCGCCCACGATGGCGCCCTGCGTGCGCGCCGCGTCGCGGTCGTCCATGTTCTCGGAGATCTGGTCCTCGCTGCCCACGCCGCCCAGCCAGCCCTGCGCAGCGCCCGAGGCAGCACCCAGCCCCAAGCCAGCGGCCACGCGAGAGACGGCACTGGTGACGCCTGCCGGCAGCGCGGTGCTCGGGAACATCATGAACGGCAGCACCTCGCCGGTGCCCTCCGCGATGCGGAAGCCAGTGCCCTCTCCGAACACCGAGGTGAAATCGCGCGCGAATTTCTTCCGCTCCTCGTTGGTCAATTTCGCGAAGTCATCGGCTGTCCCACGTGGAACCGCACCCAGTTTCTCAAGGGTGTCCAGGCCGGCGGACCACAAGCCCTCGCCGACGTGCATGACGCCGTTGCTGATCTTCACGGCGACGCCGAACGACGACTGGGCCGCTTCCCTCGGGTCCTTGATCATGCTGAGCGCAAGCGCCAGCGGGCCGGCGGAGATGGCGCTCGCCTCCGGCATGCCGAAGCCAGGCAGCATCGATCCGCCATCCGCGGGCTGCGCAGGAGGCGCTCCATCTGGCGCAGGCGCGGCGGCTTGGTCTGCGCCCGGCGCGGGCGTGGTGGCGGCGTCAGCGCCCTCGCCGAGGTCTCCCGTCAGGAACTGGTCGACGGCGCCCATCAGCCTCCGAACTCCTTGGCCAGCGCGCGCGCCGCCTCAGTGTCGAGGTCGGACTCCTTGAGGTCGGGTCGCTCCTGGCGGATGACGGTTTTGATCTCCTCGGCCCGGCGCTCCATGATGACCTTGAACTGGTCGAGGTCCACCGGCGGCTCGCCCTCCCCTTTCTTCCAGTCGTAGGTGATGCCGTTCTTCGCCATCCAGATAGCGCGGGCTCGAGCGAGGCGCATCTGCACGATGCTCTGCTGGAGCTTGGCCTTGAACGCGGTCGGGCTGTCGTTCTCCGGGTCGGGGAACTGCGCGCGCAGACGCTCGATCTCGCCGACGCTCATCGACGCGCCGGTCACCGCCTTGATGCCGAGGTTCAGGCCGGTGATGGCGTTCTGCTTGAACCGGGTGATGTCGCCTTTGAACTTCTGCTGCTCGGGGCCGAGTTCCGCGCCCATCTTCTCGATCACGCCCAGCGCCTTGTCCTTCACCTGCGTAGGCCACGTCAGGTAGGAGGCGTTGAACTGCTTGAGCGCGGTCTCGGCAATGGCGAGGCTGTCGTTCAGCGTGCCGACCTGTTCCTCGATGCGCGAGCGCGAGGCAGTCGTGACGCCAATCTCGTCAGGCGTGCCCTGCACCGTGGTCGGCACCCAGTTCGCACCCAGCGGGTTGCCGTCGAGGTCGGTCAGCCTGCGGGCGCGCGGGTCCCACTGCGCGGACTTCACGTCGCCGGTGGTCGTGTCCACCACGGTCTTGAGGTCGGCGTTGTACGGCTGGTCGCGCGCGCTCAGCGGGATGATCTTGCCCTGGCTGGTCTTCATCTGCTCGCGCGTGGCCTGCGTCGCCTTTCCAGTGGTGGTGTCGAAGGCATCGACCAACTCCATCGCGTTCTGGGTCTCGATGGTCGCTTTCTGCTTGGCGGGCTCCGTGATGGCCGTCTTCGCCGCCTCTGCGGTTCCCTCGGCCTGAGCCGCCTGCACGCGCGACGGCGCGTTGAACACGTTCTGGAACTGCGCGGCCAGGATGTCGGGCGCGACCACCGGCAGGCCCTTGCTGGCGTACTGCGCGGAGGTCTGCAGCGCGGAGTCCACGATGACTCCGGCCGCGGCCTGGAACTGCGGGTCAGCGATGTCGCCGCCCTTGTCGAGGTGCGACTGCGCCATGGTCGAGACGGTCTTGAGCGCGGCGTCGATGTTCGACTGCGCGTTCTTCGCCATCTCCTGGAACTGCTTGGCCTGGGCCTCGGCGGCAGCGGTCTCCTGCTGCATGCGAGCCGTCTGGATCTGCGTGCCGGCCTGCAGTTGCGCGAGTCGATACGCGCCCATGAATGATTCGGCCATGACGTCTCCTTACGGCACGATGCCGAGGCCGGCGGGATTCGAGAAGCCGCCACCACCGCCAGGCGTTGGGCCGGGCGACAGGTAGCGGTTGATGATGGCGGCAGCGCCCTCTCCGGCGCTCGTAGCGAACGGCGCCCAGATGGCGTCCTGGCGGTCCTGGTTGTAGGGGGCAAGCTGCGCCTGCGCTCCGGCGAGGCCGTTGATGGCGTTCTGGCCCTGGATGGCCAGTTGTGCAGCCATGGTCGCGTCGAAGTTGAAGTGCGTCAGCATCGTCTGGAACGACTGCGCGCGCGCGGCGTACTCCAGGCCGATGTTCTGCTGGGTCATCTCCAGTTCCATCGCCTTGGCCTTCGCGACGGCCTCGGCTTCCTTCTGCGCGAACTCGCTGTTCAGCCGGCTCATGGTGTCGGCGGCGAAGCTCGAGCCGCTGATCCGGCGGCGAGCAAACATGTCATTGAGGTCGCTGCGGGCGGCGCGGCCCTGGTCGCGGATGGCCGACCGCATGGAGCGCGTGAGCTGGCCGAAGCCGGGCGTGATCTTCTTGCCGAAGTTGCGGTACTGCTGCCCCAGGTTGGCGAACGTATTGCGCACGCCCTTGACCGCCGCTTCGCGCTCGGCGCGGCTACGCAGGTTCAGCGTGTTGCCGCTGCGACGCAGGGTCATGCCGCCGGCGTTGAATCCGAGCAGCGTCGCGGGGATGCGCTCTGCGCCGTCGCCGCCGAACAGACTGCTGATCCCGCCGCTTATCAGGCTGCTTGCGGCCGAACTGGCAATACCCGCTGTTACTGGGTCCATTACTTCCTACTCCTCGTCTCCCACAGGGAGAACGGCTCGGGTCCATCCACGAGCGTGCCGACGCGCGAAATCACACCATAGCGCGCCACCTGCGTCCAGAACGCCTTGTCGGCTGGCGAGCTGGTGAAGAGCATGTGGTGCGTCTGCCTGACGTAGTCGACCACGGCGACCTGCCCCTCGAGCACGTTGCGCGGGCTGGCCCACGGCATGCGGACCGTGTGGCTTGCCCACACGAACGCGCCCATGTTGATGACGCTGATCAGCAGCACGGGAACGACGCCCAGGCGCGTAGGCGCGCTCGCCACGACGAGACCGCCGTACATTGCGAGCAGCGTGTCCAGGGCTTCGCCGAACGCCGGCGGATCGAGGTCGTCAGGCAGGCCCAGCGTCGCGAAGGCGCCCTTGCGGTAGGCGGCCCACAGGTAGCGTTCGTGGTCGTCATGCAGCGGCTCAGCAGTGGCGCCGCGCGCCAGGAGGCGGCGCAGGCTGACCGGCGGCTTAACTCGCGGCGTCGAAGCGCAGTCCGATTTCTTCGATGCGCCAGAGGACGGTTTCGGTGACCGAGACCCGGATTTGGAATTCTTGAGGCTTGCCCGCGACCGCGAACTTCCGGCGGGCAACCCGATGCGAGAACGGGGTTCCGTGATAGAAGGAGCCTCCGTAGTAGACAGCGCCTCCATAGTAGGAGCCCTCCGTGGTTGCTGGGATGGAGATGGTGATCGTCTCGTCGAAGATCGACTCGCCGCTGGCCTCGATGGTCAGCGTGACCGTGAATGCGTCACCCTTTCTATAGGTAATCCAACCTTGCAGATTGAAGGCCGTCGCGTCGCTGTTGAGCTGGTAGCGCTTCGATAGGCGCGAAGCCGTGACCGGGTTGGCGCCAGTGCCGAAGTCGCCGTCGACGTCGAACGTGCCCTCGAGAAGGCCGAAGTAGCCGTCCTCATACCCGATGGCGATGTACTCCAGGCCGTCATCGGGCATCAGCACGGGCATGACGCACGTCGGCGTCATCATGGGCGCGTTCGAGGAACGCCATGGCACCCACGGCGACAGGTCGGAAACGGCCTTGCCCTTGCCGCTCAGGATGTCCTGCAGGCTTTCCGTCGCCGGGCGCGGGGGTGGCTTGAAGGCCGAGTGGAAGACGTAGAACACGCCGCCGCCTTCTGGTATCCAGTAGGCCCGCTGCAGCCGCGAATTGTAGACGCCGGTCCACTCGGCGACGTCCTCGATCTGGTCGCTTATCTGGATCGAGACATCCTCGGCCTCGACGTCGCCGTAGTTCGACGTGCTGACCAGGCCTTGGATGCGCCCCTGGCGGCCGAAGTGCACGTCAGAGCCCACCGCCACCATCGCCTCATCGCCCTGCGCGCCGCTGCGCGGGAACAGGCCGGTCATCTGGAAATCCTTGGCCGTCTCGCCGGTCAGCCGGTAGATGTCCCCGTTGCGGCTGCTGAACGCCAGGATGCCGTAGGCCTTGGCCATGCCGTTGATCGCGCCGTTGTCGGGCTGGACCAAGAAGAACGGGTCCTCGTCGCCCAGGCTGGAGGCCGGGCGCTGAGCAACGCTGATCGTGGTGTAGTCCCCGCGCTTCGAGCCCACGATGAGGTTCGGCGTGGCGGTGGTGGCCCACACGTTGGCGAAGATGGCGCGCTCGTTCTCGATGGCGCAGTACCGGGCGCGGAACTCGCCGAAGCCGGCCGCCGTCTCGTCGCTGAACGTGATGTCGGACAGCGTGGTTCCGTCCCACTTCTTGACCCGCTCCAGCAGCTCGAGGTCGGTGATGATGACCACATCGTCGACCGGGGAGATGTGCTCCAGGCGGCCGCGCAGGCGAGCGTTGGCGTCGCAGGTCCCGACCACCGAAAAGGTCGATGGCGGCGTGAACTTGTAGATGGTATCCCCGCCCTGGACCAGCATCGTGACGTTGCCGTCGAGGTCGCGGAAGCTCGCGAAGCCGCGGATGGGGAGCTCGTTCGGCGCGTAGCTCCACGGGCGCACGGGCGCGCGCGGCCGGTACTCGCGGTTTGAGACGTCGAGGTCGAAGTTGTAGCCCGAGGAGCATTCCTGCTCGTTGATGTCGGCCTCGGACGCGCGGCTGTTCACGCCGCCGCCGAAACGCAGCAGGATGGCTTCCTCGCCGGTCTTGGGCTTGGGCATCAGTCGCCGAACGGATTCAGGAAGCCCGCGGGCGTGCTGCGATACACGCGCGGCAGCCAGGACTGGCGGGCCGGCAGACGACGCAGCAAGCGCGCGGCGCGGGAAAGGCTCATGCTGACCATCTCGGCGTCGTAGTTCCGCTTCTGCTCGCGGCTCCACAACGCGGCCACCGCCGGCACCAGGGCGCGGAACACGCTGTCTTCGAAGGGCATGGTGTCGGCCGCCAGGGACAGGCCCTCAGAGGTTTCGTAGCCGTAGGTGAAGACCAGCCCGTCCTCCGCGGCCGTCGGGATGCGATCGAGGTACAGGTAGCCGTCAGACGGCCGGATGCAGCCGAACAGCGGGCGGCCGGTGTAGTCCGCAGGCACCAGTTGCTGGTCAACCAGGCGCAGGTAGCCGCCGATGAACTCCTCGATGCGGTAGCCGTTGGTCGGCTCGCGGAACGGGAAGAAGATGCGCGAGGCCGCGGCCAGGGCGTAGTCCCGGTTGCCGGTGGCGAGCGTGATGGTGGCCTCGGTGAAGCGGTTGGGCAGCGGCTCCTCGATCAGCGAATAAAGCTCATCGATGGCTTCGTTCCAGCACTGAATGGCGCAGTCGATCCACACCTGGCGCGCGCTGTCGGTCAGCGAGGTCAATTCTCCGCCGTCGGCATCGATGACGCTGACCCGCTTCAGAACCTCGTTGGTCGCCTGGAGGAGTGTCTTGGCCACGTTACTCGCCCCGGAAGGCCTGGGCCTCGGTGATGATGCCCTTGCCGTACAGCCAGGCCAGATAGACCTGCCGCTGCGCCTTGAGGCCGGGCTTGAAGTTCGGGTCGATTGCCCGGCAGTAGGCCTTGAGCTGGGATGCCGTCATGCCGGCGACATCGATGTGCTGGGCCGGCTGCGGGGCCGGAGCCCGCTGGTAGGCAGGCTGGGGAGGCGGCGCCACCGGCGGCAAGGCGTTGATGTCGATGCCCCGGGACTCGCACATGGCCTCCATCTCGATGCGCGTCGCGTCGTGCGACACGTTGATGCCTGCGGCTCGGAGCCGGTCACGCAGCATCGTTCTGGTGACGACGTTGCGGATATTCGGCATCGGCTTGGCGTCAGGCAGGTCGCCGGCGCGTCCAAGTGCTGGGTGCATAGCGTGCTCCAAAAGAAAGGGGGCCGCGAAGGCCCCCATTCTACTCAGGATCGACCCGGCATCAATTGTTCAGTCGGGTTGCGGCCACCACGATGCCGCGAGCCCAGTTGCTCTGGAGGATGGCGCCGCCATACCAGAACTTGTAGGCCAGGGTCGAGATTTCGTTGAACGGGTCGGCGGCGGTCACCGGCGCGTTCACCGCGCGGCCACCGGCGATCATCTCCACCGGGCTCGGGTTCTGCTCGCCCGGGCGGTAGATGCCGTCGCCCCAGGACTGGCCGAAGCCGACCGCGCCGTGGGAGTTCTGGCCGATGATGACGATGGTGTAGGTGTCCGCTACCGAGGCGCCGGTCGAGCGCAGGTCGAGTCCGGTGACGGACGCGCCGGTGTCGATGTCGACCGATGCTTCCGGGGTGCGGATGAACCGCACGCCGACGCCGGCACCCTCGTACGCGCCGAACTCACCGGGGGCGAGGTCGGTGTACGCACCGTAGGCCTTGGCCGACACGAATCCCGTCAGGCGCGAGACGTTGTAGGCCACGTCCGGGTGGCAGTGCGCCCAGAAGGACGGCAGCAGCGGGCTGGTGTTCGACTTCTCCGAACCCATGCCCATGGCGTTGAACACCTGGGCGTAGTTGCGGTCGAGCGTGTTGATGGCGTAGTCGAGGTCGCCCTCGGCCACCGCCGTCGCCACCAGGCCGCGCGAGGCCACGTTGCCCGCGTAGTGCAGGGTGACGTTGTCCTCAAGCGTGTTGCGGTGCAGGAAGTTCGCCGCACGGCCCGCGGTGATGCCCATCACGTTGGAGATGGCCAGCATGTCCGCGTTCGGGACCATGAGGTCGACTTCCTCGTTGAGGATGAAGTACTGGCCGTACTTCGCGACCGCGGCGGTCACGTTGCTGAAATGCACGGTGCTCGAGTCGCGGCCCTGGCCGTAGGCGGCCGTGGTCGTCAGCTCGGACAGCGCGGTGGTCGACGGGGCAACACCGGACGCGTGATCGGCGCTGGTGTTGTAGCGGCGCCAGAGCGCGGTGAAGCTGCCCTTGTGCTGCTGCACGCTGGCCGGGGTGGCGCCGGTGAAGTAGGTCGCGTTCATCTGCGCATTGCGCAGGATGGACTGCTGGTAGATGACGTTGACCGGCTTCTGGACTTCGGTATCGGTCGCGGAAATGGTAAGGGCCATCTTGGCCTCCTCGTGGTTCGGTTACCGGGCCAGCCGGTGAGCCTCCGCGAAGAAATCCTTGTTCGACATGGTCGACCAGTTCTTCGTGTCGCTCTCGGGTGCCCGAGTTGCAGATGCACGCACTGCAGCGCTCACGGCGGCCCGGGTCTCGGTCGCGGCGACGTCGGTTGGATCTCCGAACTCATCGCGCATCTTCCGGCCCAGAGCGGCCACGATGCGGTCCCACTTGGCGGGGTCGTTGGCCCGATTCTCGAAGGCGGCCATGAACCGCGGGTCTTCCTGCGCCGTCTCGGCCAGGTATCCGCGAATGACCTTGTCGGGGAGCTTGACCGGGAGGTCCTTGAGCATGGGCTTGAGCGTTTCGACGGCCCTGTCCACGCCCTGGCGCACCTCGGCAAGCAGTTCCTGCTCCTGGCGCTCCAGACGTTCCCGCTCCAGCATCTCCATCCGCTTCTCGAGCGTCAGGTCGCCCCCGTCCGCTGGCGCTGCCGCCGGCGCGGGACTGCTGGGTTGCTGCTTGTTGACGCTCTCGCTGTACTCCGAAAGGAGCGCCGCGAAGTCGTCGGCCTGTGCGTTGCCTGCCTCAGCCTGCACCTGGGTGCCGGTATCGGAATCCGCAACCACGGATTGGTCGTTGCTATTTGCCATGCTGGCTTTCTCCTGTCAACAAGCTCATTACGGCGTCATGCGCTTCGCAGTAGCCGCTGGTGTAGATCCATTCACGTTCGCTGGGTGGCTCCCTACCCGGTGACGCCGAGGGCCGCCAGAGCGTCGGGCTGCGCTTCAACTGCGCCAACTGGGAGAGCACCTCCTGCCATCTCGGGTCCTGCTTCAGGTCCAGGAGCAGGCTCCGGCTCTGGGCGGACAAGGGCTTCGACATCGGTCCATCCTCCATCTCTCAGAATGCTCTGCTGCACGGCGCGCAGGTCGAGGCCGGTGTCCTCGCCGGTCTGCTTCGCCAACTGATGGACCTGAATCGCGAGCTGCGCGGCCGCGAGCTTGTTCGCGCGCTTGGTGTTCTCCTCGTCGGGGCCGCCGCGGCCGATGGCGCGGAAGGCGACCTCCTCGGGCAGGTCCTTGGCGTCGAGGTTGTCGACCCAGGCCCCGAAGCTCTCGATGTAGAGCTTGGTGTCGCGGAGTTCCTTGCGGGCGATGCGGTAGGCCTTCTCGAGGTACAAAGTCAGCGCGGCCTTGAGGGTCGTGTTGACGTAGTCGACGGTGCGCACCTCGCCGCGCGCGATTTCGGTCTGCTTGGCGTAGGCCGTGGTGTGGCTCACCGTCTGGGCGCCGAGGCGCGGCGCGTTGACGCCGGTGACGTCGCTGTACTGCATCAGGAACTGCGAGTAGATCTGCGACAGCGCCGCCGGGTTGCTCACGGTGATCGCCGCCACGTTGCCAATGGAGCCGATGCTCGCGCCAGGGAAGATCTTCGGCCCGCCCTGGGCCGCCAGGACGGCGTCAGAGCGGTCCCAGACAAGCGGAGGCATGGCGTTCAGCGCGGCGCCAATCATCACGCGGCACAGCGCCTCGGAGGCGGCCGCCTGGATGGGCCAGCCCTTCATCAGCGGGCAGGTTGGGTAGACGCTCTGGACGTCTTCGTAGTGGTAGGGGAAGAAGACGTAGGAGGGCTCGTCGATGAACCGGATGCGGAACACCGCGGTCTTGCCCTCGTGGCCCTTGGCCACCTCGACGCAGGCGTTGGTCAGCACCAGGGTCGGGCCGCGCTTTCGCTCGATGATGAAGTCGCCCTCGGCTTCGTAGGTCGTGACCATGCCGTCTTTCTCGGCGGTCAGCCCCTTGAGGTTGGCTGCCATCCAGCCACCCTGCATGCTCTCGGGATTCGCATCGCCCTTCGCCGCGGCCTCGCGCAGGTCAGCCAGCGACTTCTTGTGCTCCTCGATGACCAGGGAAGAGACCATCTCGCCTTCCTGCATGGCGATGAAGGCGCGGTCGTCCGGGTAGACGTGCTTGATGCTTCGCGGGATCAGCGTGGCGACGATCGCGTCCTTGCGTTTCACATCGCCCTGTGCGGTGCGCAGGATGGACTTCTTGACCGGGCGCACGCGCGCGCAGCCCAGGCCGTATCGGAAGGCCTCGGCGTTGACGCGGTCGAGGTGGCCCCAGAAATCGTACTGGCGCTCGTGGTTGCGCAGCACGCCGATGATGAGCTTGTCGAGGTTGTCCTGCGTGATCTGCGAGGGAACGTCGTTATCCTCGCCGGCCATGATGGACTTGTTCTCCAGGCGGTCGAGGATCTCGTCGGTCATCAGGCCGGAGGCCGTGAACCAGTCGCCGCCGTCGGGGCACATGAGGCGCCGCGCGTCGGCCGTCAGCACCTCGAGCGTCTGTGCCTGCATCGGCAGCTCGACCTCGGGCAGCCACGCGAGGTCGCTGTTCTCCGAGCCGTCGGCGTTCTGCTTGTAGGTCTTGTCGGGGCGCATCATGACCTGGCGGTCAATCTCCTGCCAGGCGCGCGTGATGCCGAGCTTGTCGCGCAGCGCCTTGCGCCGCTTTGCCTCTTCGCAGATGTGGTCGGCGAGCGTTTCGAAGTCCGCCTTAGTGACGCGGCGCGCCATACAGGCCTCCCTCGAATCCAGCGTCGATCATCTGCTTCGCAGTGAAGCGCGCGGCCTTCAGGCGAGACTGCTTGCGGTCATGGTCGCTCAGCAGGATGTCATGGTTGATGGGGAAGTAGAGCGGCTGGCCGAACACTTGGCGGCCGCGCTGGATGAAATATGCGGCGATGTAATAGCCGTCGTGCATCCACTTGTCCATCTCGGACAGCTTCACCTTCCCGCGGCTGTCGAAGTGCGGGCCGCCGTCGGCCAGGAACACGTCGAGGCCTCGGTAATCGAACCGTTCCTCCACCCTCGTCCCATGCACCCGGCAGTGCTGCTCGATCATCGCCGGCAGGGTAATGACGTCGTAACTCATCGATGCATCCTCAAGACCTGCGGAGCCTGCTGCCCGCGGTGGTGGCTGCTCATGAACTCGGTGACGGCGTAGGGCAGATTCATCATGGCGTAGTGCATGCTCGAGATAGCGTCGTCGCGTCTACGCACAATCTTGCCGTCCTTGCGGTGGTAGCTCCTGAGTTCCTCAAGGAGCGGAGTACAGGTATTAAACACCTTGAAGCCCCCGGACTCCATCCTGGCGATGATGGCCTCGATGATGGGCTCCGTCGGCTGAGGGCCGCCGCTCTTGCGGTCGTAGCGCGCGCTGAACGGCAGCATGTTCACGCCCTCGTCTTCGTAGTGCTCCTTGATGCACTTGCCGCCAGACTTCTCGCGGTTGAGTCCGTCGTGCGGCCATCCGACCGGAATCCACTTGCCGCGGCGCTTGATGACGGAGGCGTGGATGACGTAGGTGTTCTCCACTGCGCGGTAGCTGTCGTAGGCATAGACCACGTCCCGGTCGCGGTCCCAGGCCAGCCAGGTGATGCCAGTCGGGTGGTCCTTGTCGATGCCGAAGTCGATGCCGGCGACGCGCGCCCAGTGCTTCGGGATCTCGATAGGCGGGATAACGTACTTCGACTCGTCGGGCGTGTAGACCTTGCCTTCGCCCATCATCGGCGTGCCGAGGGTGCGCGCCTCGACCTGGTGGGCGGGGTAGCTGTCCCGCAGGCGCTGCTTGTCGGCCTCGTCGAGGTGGGAGACGTCCTCCCAGGAGGCCATGCAGTAGTAGATGCCGCCGGCCTTGGCCTGCATGAAGTGCCGCATCAGCGCGGTCTCGCCGAGCAGCGGCGTCACGGCACCGTAGAGGATGCCGCCGGAGCGGAAAATGCGGGTCTGGCACTCGGCGAACACGTCCCGCTGATCGACGCTGTTCTCGTCTGGCTCCTCGTCGAGCTGCACGATGTTGGGCTTGCCGCCCTGCCAGGAGCGCCAGCCCTGGTTGTAGGTCTTCATGGTGCATTTCGACACGCCGCCGCTGATGTGGCGCACGTGGATGGTGTCGACCACGCCGGAGACGCCCGACTGCCGGATCGAGGGCTTCCCGATCAGCTTGTCGGCCGGGATGAACCCGGTGCCGTAGTTCTCGCCGGTGTCGCCGATGAGGTGCAGCTGCACGGAGTCGCGCTGGAGCTCGCCGTTGATGGCGCCGGTCCAGACCTCAACGGGGTGATCGAAACGGAAGCCGTCCCACCATTCGGGGTAGATGCCAGTCATGTGGATGGCGGTTTCGACCGAGCACGCCACGGACTTTCCCACGCCGTTCGCGCAGATGGCGAGGCGCTCCTTGTTGTGCTTGCCGGCGTTGTGGAAGTCGAGCTGCCAGGGCTTGTTCGACCACTTCCGCGGGCAGTGACTGCCGTTCGGCCAGAGCGTGTCCGGGTGACCGTAGGGTCGATAGGTGAGGATGCGGTTGCGGCCGAGGGCCAGCAGGAAAGCCTTGAGAAGTTCGCGCTTCTCCTCGGGGCTTACCTCATCCGAGGATTGCCTTGGTTCGTCCACTCATCGACCTCACTCGTCCCTGAAACACGCGCTCGGCGGCATTCCGCCAGTAGCGCTCCTCCCCAGCGAAGTGCGGCGACCCCACCCAGTAGGGATCGTAGAAATGCCCGGTGCCATCGAGCGGCACGCCGCAGAGCATGATCTCGTCGTAGCCCAGCGCGAGGCCGGTGTAGACCGCGCCGAGGACCGAGGTGCCGTGCCGCGGCCAGGGCCACTCACGCACTCCATCTGGAGCGCCCGGCGTGGCTGTGTGCAGTTCAGGCATGCGCCAGCGCGAGCGTCGAGCCCAGGCCTGCAGGAACTCCGTGTGGTCGCTGTAGCCGTGGTCGACGATCCCAGGGCAGTAGGAGATGGCGTCGTTGACCGCCATGACGGCTGCGCCCTCCCAGCCTCCGCTCAGCGCCTCGCGCAGGGCATCCCACACGCAGCGCGCGCACCCCAGGACTAGGAGCCGCCCGCTGTGAAGCGGCTCCCAGGTCTGGTGGATGCCCAGGCTGGAGAAGTCAGTAGGCAATCTGGACGGTGCAGTTGAAGCCCTTGGAGGCGCCGACGTCCGAGGTCGAGTTGGCTGCGATGGCCACCGGCGCCGCGGCCGGCACAATGTCCAGCGGCAGCGCGTCCGCCACGCAGTCACGCTCGCCGTCGGCGATGGTGCAGGTCACCTTCGGCGTGGTGAACTTGGTGCTGTAACGGAACGTGTAGGTGATATTCGCGTCCTGATCGGCCTGGTTGCGGCAGGTCATGCCGACCACGCGGAAGGCCTGCTTGGTGAAGGCCGGCGCGTCGGCGGTCGACGCGGTGGCGTTGCCGGCGGCGGTGATGTCGCAGTTCTGGCCGTTCGGGATATTGGCGGTCAGGGTGATGCCGGGCCCGTAGTACACCGTGTTGTTGTTGACGGTGGTGGCATCACCGCAGAAGGTGATCCACGAGCGCCCCTTCCACTCCTCGGAGGCCAGCCAGTTGTTCTGCTCGGCCGGGCTGAGCGCGCCGTCGATACGGACATCGCGGGCGTGGGCGTTGCCGGTGAGGGCCGCGAGGACCCCGAGAAGGAAGTAACCGAAAATCTTCATCAGGGTCTCCTAGTAGGCCGCTCGGCCCCAGTGTTTCAGCTTGATGCCGGGGTCGGTCCAGCATTCCCCGCCGACCGCCCGCCAGAGGTCCGAGAAGTAGTAGTCCTCGCTGGGCATCCAGCGGCGACGCCACTCCGGCGTGACCTCTGCCCCCTTGAGGCCTCCCCACTCCTGCACCGGCGTGTTGAAGAACTCCCAAGTCTGGCCGGACTCATCGTAGTCGATGGCCGCTCCGCGCTCAATGATGCGGCTGAGCGCCGCCCGGTGGATGAGCAGGAAGCCGGTGGCCAGCCGGTCGCAGGCGAAGGGCTCGGTGAACTCGTCCAGGCGCCGCTCGACGCCGTCCTTCCAGACCATGGGGACCTCGCCAGGCAGCTTCCGACTGTAGCAGCCGCCCACCACCCGCTTGCCAGTGTCGGCCAGGTTCCAGAGCGCGGCGACGTCCGCCGGCGTGAACTCGAGGTCGGCGTCGAGGAACACCATGGCCTCGAAGTCGGTCTCGTTCAGGAAGGTCGCGGCCTGCTTGCAGCGCGCCCGGGTGATGAGCGACTCGCCGGCCGTGGTCAGGAAAGCATGCGGCACGCCGGCGGCGTTCAGGCTGTCCTTCAAGTTTAGGCAGGACTCGAAAAACTCGCGCTCGCACTTGCCGCCGAACATCGGCGTGCAGAACAGCATGCTCATGCGATCAGTCCTGGGCGGGGAGGGCGGCGCGCTGCTCCGGCGCGGCCAGCCGCGTGCCGACGTCGTAGATGGCGCGGCTCATGCCCTGCACCTCGGCGACCAGTTGGCGCTGGGTGTTCTGCTGGTTGTCCATGATGCGCGAGCAGCGCTCGAACCGTTTCACGGCCCCGGTGGACTCAAGCTCGTCGACCATCTCATTCAGGCGCCGCAGGTTCTCCGGCAGGCGGGCCAGCGCGCGCCAAGTCGCCTTGAACTTCTCCCAGCCCGTCAGCGGCTCGTCTCGCAGCGGCGGTGCGTAGTCCATGGCCCGCAGCAGGTTGTCTCCGTCGAGCATCACATCCTCCCCGTGCTTTCTACTTGCGTCGGCTCGCCCAGTTTCTCGGTGAGCCCCCGGTCCTTGATCTCGGCCTCTATGGCCTTGCCGCGCGCCTTGGCGCGCAGAAGCAGCCGGCCGTCAGCATCCTCGCGGATGACGACGCGGTCAAGGTTCCATGTGCGTTGAACGGTCATGCGCGGTCCTCAGTTTGTCGGCCGAGCCGAGGCGGCAGGTCGGTCATCGGCGCGAGCCCTGCCGTTACACAAGCCCATGGCTCCGATTGCTGGCGGCTTGCCCAAGTCTTTGCCGCGGTAGCCGGTCGCATACGCGCCGATGTAAGTGCCAGCGCCCAGGAGCGGGGAGTCGGGGCGAAGACAGAAGCCCATGACGTTGTCGGGGGAGTCGCCGCCCATCCACCCAGGAACGGAAGACGTCGTGCCGACCTCCTGAGTGCAGGCCGCTACGTATGCCGCCGCAGTCGCGTACGTGCTCCCGCCGCACTCATAGTTCTCGATGAAAGAAGCACCCTCCGGCCCGAAGTTATTGTTCGATCCGGTGTAGCTGTTGTGGGCGTTCGCCACGTACAGTGCGTCACCGCCAGAGCCGTCCAGGCGAAACGTGTTGTTTCGCGCGTATAGATTCGCGGCCACGGTGGCCGTGGCCCTGAGACCGTTGACCAGCCCGCCGCCGCTGTTGTCATCTACATAGAGGCTGGGCGTCCCGACGCTTGTGGTCAAGAGCACCGCATATTGGCTGCCTTTCGCGACATTACCGCGAACGTAAAGAGATCCATCAATGCCTTCGGCGGTCACCGCGTAGTGCGTAACGCAAGCGTTCCACCCGTCGCAATAGTTGCCCTCGACAAACACATCTGTGCCAGCCGTTATCGAGATCGCATGGTTTGAGGGCGCTGAAACCCTTGCAAAAAACTTGTTGTTGCACATTGAACCATTCCTCTAGATCTTGGTTCAATACCATTATATTTTGTTTCAAG